ACCACCGTCACCCATGCGGATGGGCACACCACGGTCAGCCGCACTCCGAAGGTCACGGGCAAGGGGCAGCGCTATTTCATCGACCGGTACTGGGGTCGCACCCAGCCGTCGTTGGAAGCGGGGGCGTGATGGGTGTCTATGAAATACGCCGCCGCCAGCTGAGGAACGGATCCTACACCGGCGGCGACTACACCAGTGCCGTCAAGGCGGCAAGGCTTACCTACGGACTTGGCGAATCAACAATTTCGTCTCATCAACGGATTTATCCAGAAGCGTCATCGCATACGCGAGATCGTTCAATCCCTTCGCAAGCTCACGCTGCGAGTAATCCGTCGTCGAATTGGAGGCGTTGTTGAAATGCGTTTGCGCGGAATAAAACCAGCTTGTCGCATTACTCATAATTCTTCTCCTAACTGTTCGGCCCGCACGTCGGAAATGCGGGATGACACCGATTTTAGGAGGGGGCCGGGCGGTTCTCCTAACGCCGCCCGGCATTACACACGCAAAGGAGGCGCGTGATGGAAGACGATACGACGTTCGCTGCGCTCGCTGAGGTCCTGAAACCGATGAACACGACGAAGGACATCGCGGACCGTTGCGGCATCAAGGAGGGCACCTTGGCGTACTGGCGTGGTGCGGGAATCGGTCCGAAGTTCGTGAAGGTCGGACGGACCGTCATGTATCCGAAGGAGCCGATGATCGCCTACTTCAAGGAACACCTCTACCAGAGCACATGTGAATACGAGGGAAAGGAGTCGGCATGAAAACGATTCGCAAGGCCTGCGTGCAGGCAGTGTTCGACGAGTTCGAGACCCAGGGCGAAATAGTCCACCCATTCAAGGACGTGGATGCGGAGGCCATGAGGTCGCTCGGCCACATCGTCGGATACGTCGACCTCGACGTCACCGGTCTCGTGGACCTCATCATCGACACGATCAACAAGGAGCTGTGATGACACTCAGGAGAATCGACGCGGAAACGTTGCTGACGCCACCCGTACCGCCGAAGGCGAGCATCGTCATGCTCGGCATGAGCGGATACGCGGTTCGCATCAGTCCGAAAGGCGGGGCCCAACTCGTGGAACTCCTGCCCGACGGCGCCTGCTCGCTCGCATCCATCACCGCGGGCGAGCTTGAGACATTCGACTACCAACTCCACAACGAAACGGGAGGCACCAGATGACCGACAACGATTTCCGTATCGAGGACCGGAAGGAACGCGAGGCGAAACGGCCGAACTATCCGCTGCGCAGGGTCAAGTTCCTGCTCGCGGTCGTCGGCCTCGTCGCCAGCGTGACGCTCATGCTCACCTGGCATGGCGGGAGCCTTGCGGGCGCGCTTGTGGTCGAGGGCGTGTATCTCGCCACCGCGTTGTGGCTGACCGTCAAATTCGCACCCAAATACGACGGAAAGGACGACAATCATGCCTAGCGGAGCCAACAGCCTCCAACTCCACATGAAGTACGCTCCGGTCAACCGCGGCAGCATCCACTTCGGCGCATTCCGAAGCCACGGCCACCACACTTCGCCGAAGACATGGAGCCAGGAGACCGGCATCGACCTCGACCGGCTCCTCCACGACGAACGCGAGTACATCACGCGGATGAGACGCCGCACTCGGCGTGACATCGACGTGAAACCACGCATCCAACGCGTGTACGAGACGATCATCGCACTACAGATGGAAGGAGTGACGCCCAGCAGCCACAAGGTGGCCTTACGGCTCAACATCCCCCGGAGCGCCGTGATGGGCGACGTGCACAGGCTCGCCGACATGGGATTGCTCGTCAACGCGCGGACTCGACGCGGAGGCTTCCTCACCACCGGCAGAACACCCGAATGGAGTGACCTGGATTGAGTCTCGAAACATTAAGCCTGCCGGAATGGCCAATGGTGTGCGAGCTCACCGTGCCTGGCGACCCGCAGTCGAAAGGTCGTCCACGCGTCTACCAGGGACACGGCATCACCCCGACGCGGACGCGGGAAGCCGAGAACCGCGTGTACTCGGAATGGCGCAGCCGGTATTCGAACCTGCCGCCATATGAAGGCCCTGTCTGTCTGGCGCTCACGTTCTGGACGGCAACACGGCGAGGACGTGACTGGGACAATCTGGCGAAACTGTTCACCGACGCGTTGAACGGCGTCGCCTACACGGACGACCGGCAGATCATCGAAGCCAGCGTGCACGTGCACCGTCCCGACCAGTACGTGCTTGGCGCGCACGGCAGGCCACGCAAACGGAAAAGCGGCGACCCGCTCACATGGCACGGCCAGCCATACACGCCATGCACGAGGGCCAGCATCTACTTCAAACAGGAATACATACCCAGATAGGAGAAAACACCATGAAAAACACCAGTGAATACGTTGTGCAGACCCTCATCGACGACGAGGACATGAGCGCCGACCTCGCGAGCCTCTACCCGGCGGCTAGCAAAATCGGCGACGCAGCCGCGGCATTCATCGACAAAGCGGACCAGACCATCGAAAAGAAGGGTCTGATGGGCACGCCTGCCGAAACTGTCGCGAAATGCATCGACATTTGCCAGAACGTCGTCAAGGAAGGCGCGGCCATCAGCCGGCTCCTACGCAATCCAAGGACCTGCGACACCGCGATCGTCAGCCGATGGTACGAGGAAACGAATCACACCACCGAAGACGACGGCATGACGCAATCGACCTTGGAGGACGTGGAATGAGCAAGCAGAGGGGATACATGCCGTACTGCCGCACGTGCGGACCATTGGGGCCGGCCATGCGAACCATGCCCGCGTTCGACGTCGTGAAAACGCACCGACGCTCCTACCCGCACCACCAGACCAGCGTCATCCCCACCAAAACCAGCATCATCGTGAAAGGAACAAGCAAATGAGCGTGCAGAACCTCGAAACATTGGCCAAACGGTACGTGGAACTGAAAAGCCGCATCGCCGACCTGCAGGAAGAAGCCGACGGATTGGAAGCCGAACTCATGGAGAACCGCGAGCCCGGCGAATACGCGGCCGGACCATTGACCGTGAAAATCAAGAAAGGCAAACGCAACCTCGACGCCGGCGCATTCGAAAAACACTTCCCCATCCAACAGTACGCGGACTGCTACCAGATCAAACCAAAAGCATTGTCCGCGATCATCAAACTGGTCGGCGAAAACGCTTTGCAGGATTGTGTGAAAGTCGGCGCGGCAAGCCTGGTGGTCGAATAATGTGCATCCCGATCAGCCAGGAAGCGGTCTGCCGCGCGCTCAGCAGGACGCTCAACCATTACGACAAAGCACCAGGATTCCTCGACGACGCCTACATCATCGACGTGCAAGAGACGGGGAGCCTAGCGGCGTTCCTCCGGGCCCGCCTCGACGAAGAATACGGGGAGGACATGAAATGAGCTCACAACTCGACCTTGAAGCCGTCATGGCCGCAAACCAGACCATACCGGGAACGACGCCGGCACCCACGGTGGAGTCGACGGAATGGGATGAGATTCGCGGCATCATCGAAGACCACATCACCAACCAGCCGCGCAGCCTGCAAAAGGAGATCGGACCATCGGAGCTCGGCACCGACTGCCTACACTGCCTCGCCGCCCGACTCGCAGGATGGGAGAAACGCCAGTCGGCCGCATGGCTGCCATTCATCGGCACTTGCGTCCACGAACGATTCGAACACCTTTTCAACAGTCGCAAGGACGAATTCACCGTCCCGGACGGCGATGGGGGAGAACCGTGGGCCGTGAAACGCTTCGAAGCCGAAAGACACGTCGACGTGGGCGAAATCCACGGACTCCACGGCCATCAGCGCATCCACGGCAGCATCGACCTGTACGACGCGGAAAACAACACGACCATCGACTGGAAAATCACCGGCACGACCACAATCCGCAACGTCAAAGCCAACGGGCCATCGCAGCAATACTGCATACAGGCGAGCCTGTACGGCATCGGATTGGAAAACGACGGCGAACCATGCAAAAGAAACGCGATCTACTTCCTGCCCAGGAACAGCGTCAGCCTCGCCGACGCATCGCCTATCGAATTCGACTTCGACCCGAAACCCGGCAAATGGGCTTTAAGCCGCGCGCAGCTCATCGTCAACCTCCTCGACCTCATCGAACAGGAGGACGGCGTCGAAATGCGTGACGCGTGGATACACGCCCTGCCGACCAGTCCGACCCACTGCTTCCAATGCGGCACATGGCCGGACGACCAGCTCGGCGACCTCGCCGAAATCAACCAAAGCCAATATCCGGCATTGCCGGACAAATGGGGGCAGCTCGCCGGGCTGCTCGAATCCACCTACAACAACAAGTAGAAAGGTAAAAAACACAATGTTCGGAACGAATAATTACGGTGGCGGATTCACCCAGCAAGGCGGAGCCAGCTACCGGCCACAACAGGCGCAGCAGCAGCCCACCGAAGCGTTAAGCCTCGACGACGTGATGCAGGGCGGCGCGCCCAGCGCGTTCAGCAAGGACGATCCGATCGGCACCAGCGTGGAAGGCGAAATCGTCGAAATCCGCGCGGAACAGCAGACAGACTTCACGACCGGCGAACCATTGTATTATCCGAACGGCAAGGCGAAGCCGCAGGTCGTCATCCACTTGCAGACCACGCTGCAGGACCCCGACAGGGTCGGCGACAGCGGCATCCGCGGCGTGTACGTGAAAGGCTACAACATCGGCCAATTACGTCTCGCATGCCGTCAGGCCGGAGTCGGCGACCATCCGAACGTCGGCGACCATCTGAAAGCCACGTTCGCCCGCACCCAGCCAGCGAAGACCCGCGGATACAACGATGCGAAGATCTACGACTACGTCGTCACGCCGAAGAAGCAGTCCGATCTGAACGCGGCGATGAACGACCCGCAGGCAGGACAGCAGCAGTATGCGCCACAGCAGCCTGCTTATGGCCAGCCGGCCACCATCAGCCAGCCAGCCGGATTGACCGCGAGCGACAGGCAGACCATCGGCCAGCTCGCCGCGGCGGGAAAGACCGCGCAGGAGATCGCAGGACTCCTCGGCAAGCCGGTCGACCAGGTCGTCAACGCTCTCGGCGCAGGCAGTGGACACGAACCCGAATTCTAGGCCGGTCGTGAATTCAACGGCGTCCGCCGCTGCCACGACGGTGGCGGACGCCGTTCCAAACATGACGAATCTCTTCGAGAGGGAATCTCTGAAAAGGCACAGGGTGACATAGTGGACAGCTCACATCATCAGAAAAACGGCACATGCGCCATTCTGTGCCAAAACTTTGGCACAGTGAAATCGTTGGAATTCCAACCAAACCAAACATATATATACAACTATTCCAATGTTCCGTTGTTTCTTATATATGTATTTATTTTGTTGTTTGTGTTGTGTGTGTATAGGCCGTGGAACGGCACGTTCGACGGCACGCGGCAAACAAGGAGGTGAAAATGAAAGACTACCGCAAATACGAGCCCATTCTTACCGAGAGCCTGCCCGCACGATTCGCAGGAATCTTTCATCTGCTCGAACTCACGTTCACGCCAGCGAACGACCGCACGATCGTCACGACCATCGACGGCCGCAATCTCCAACTCGTCTGCCAAGGCGGCACCGAGGAAGACCACCGCAAAAAAGAGCCCGTCGTCGCGGCGGGCTACCAGAAAGCCATATGGGAACTCCGCGAAGGCCATTTGCGCTACTGTCCGTCACAGGACAGGCTCTGGCGCCGCGACCCAGACATGGCCGACCACGAAGGCGAACGACTGCTGCTCAACAGCTGGCATCCAGTCAAAAACATCGAGGACGAATACCATATCGGCGGCAACGCGCGCAGCGGCGACCGCAATCCGCTCTATTCGGCCACGATTCTACGCGAGGCGAAACGTTCGCAATGGTTCGAACAAGTCGAACGCGGAGTACGCTGCGACCCATGCGTATGGGTGCGCCGCAACGGCAAAGTCGTTTGCCTGCAGAATGAGCCGGATATCGCCGTCACACAGACTTTCTCACCTGCCGGCATGGGCTATCAGGCGTTGAAGGACGCTGAACGGATCCTCAGATGGCTGACCGTCGACGAGAAGTCCTATGCGAACCTGTGTCGCATGTTCGCGACCCCATGGCTGGAACCGTTCAAGCAGCTTTCCTACGTGCTGTCCGGCCATGGCGGTGACGGGAAGACGCTGATCGCCCGTCAGGCGTTGCTTGGCGTGTTGGGTGTCGGCAAGGTGTTTCCCGGATTCAGCGTGCAAGGCTATTGCGCTGGCGGCGGCTATACGCTTGGCCGTGAATCGATGAATGATGAGATGGACGGCAAGGCGTTCGCTTATGACGATGAGGCGTGCGCGGTCACCGAAGACATGCTCCCCCTGCTGCGAGCATTGTCGACCGGTTCGCAAATGAACGCGCGAGTGACGGGAGGCAGGTATCGTGTCGTCACGCCGACCGCGACGATGCTGTACCTGACGAACATGCAGTTCGCCGATTCCAGCGAGAATTCGGACTCGCGCCGTTTCATCAAGGTCGAATTCCACCAGTCGAAGGGTCGATCGTATGACCAGTATCATGCGATCGAGGGTTTCTGCCATCGGCATCCCGCAGCGTTCTTCGTCCTGTCGTGCCGTCTGTGGGAGAGGTCGGACGAGCCGGAGATCGTGAATCTGAGTCCTGCCCGCAACATCTCGGATGAGATGTTTTGGCTGATCAGCGAGATCGCGTCGAACGAAGAGCGGTATGGTGACCCGGTTGCCGTGAAAGGCGACTACCGTAAGGAATTCCACACGACCATTCCGCAATCCCTTATGGACGTGCTCGGATTGGAGAACGCGCGTTCCAGGGCATTGCCTGGCAAGGGGCAGCCGCGCGTCGTCCGTGTCGTTAACCGCGACCGGTTCGACGTGTATCGGAATTCCGCTCTCAACGACGAAACCGGACAGGGAGACAACTGGGTGCAACGTGCGTTGTCGAAGCCGTCTCGTGACAGTCTGCTCCCGTTGGATGATGTGGGCGATTGTCAGGATCTGGCCGGAATCGTCGAATCGGCGTTGGACGGCCATGTCGGTTTCGCTCCATGCGAAGGCAAAGCGCGTAAATCCGGCGGTCCGGTCGACGGGAAGGTGTCGTTGTCGTGGAAGCGGTTGAATCCGTCTGACGATAGCCACGTGGATGCATCGTTTATCACCGGTCAGATGAGTCGTTATGCGGTCGTTCCGCTTGGCGACTGTTTCGTCATCGACTGCGACAAGCCGTCCGAGGATGGTGGTCCTGACGGTTGGCAGTGCTTGCAGGCGTTGACGGGCGACTACGGTACCGATAAATTGCCGGCCACGTTGGTCACGAAAACACCGCATGGCGTGCACCTGTACTATCGCATGCCGGCCGGCATGGATATCGGCTTGCTGAAGAACGCGGTGCATGAGCAGAATCTGCCGATCGACCTGCGTGTGAGCAATAGGGGTTATGTGCTTGGCCCTGGCAGCGTCATCGACGGCAAACGGTATGAGCTGGCGGATCTGCCCGCCGGCGTGGTGCCGGAGGCGAGCGAGGCGGTCATGCGCATGCTCAAGGATTTCGGTTACACGAACGAGCCGAAGCCGGAGGCGCCCGCTTTGAGCTTGGACGATGTCATGGCCGATAGGCGTGCCACGTCGATTTCCAATGGCATGCCGGATATGACGCCGGTGCCGGAGGGCCAACGCAACAGCACATTGCATGCGTGGGCGTACGGACGGCTGAAGAATCATCCGGAAAACGAACGGCAGATTCACGATGACCTGCTGAAGCGCGGTAGGGATAGCGGTTTGGCCGATGCCGAACTCGACCAGATCTGGAAATCAATCAAACGAAGCCTCAGCTAAGGAGGGGTCGACTATGTCGAAGAATATGACTGGAACGAGCAAGGCAATCCGACTTATCGAATGCGCGCATTGCGGAGAACGCGTCGGCGCATATTATGCCACCTGCCCATACTGTGGATACCGGCTTGTGACGGCGTCCGACGGTTTTTGGAAGCGGATGATGGGATGAGCCGGAAACCGCCGCAGTGGATGCGCCGGTTCGCCCCGGAAGGCAATCCAGCGCATCTCTTTCCGGTCGTGTGCTCATGCGGCCGGTGGATTTTCAGCGAAAGGGACGTGGTCTGGCAGTCATGGGACGCGGGAATCATCGAAGGCGACGACCTGGTCACTGCGATCATCCTTGACAGGCCGCTTATCCGCATCCGGCACGTGTCCCACATGGACATCGTCAGATTGGAAACCGTCGCCGGACCATTAGGCATCAGTCCGGACGGCCAATATTTGGGCGCGCACGAATGCGGCCTGATGCCCGTCAGCGTCAAGCCGGCGGAAGTGGGCGACAACGGATTCCATTATTCGACGCTTCCTGGTTTTCCGAAAATGCGGCCGGTGCCCGGCAATCCTGATCCGTGGGCCGGACTGCCGGTGAATGACCTATCGGATTTCGGATGGCCGCAATCCGAAGACAGCGAACAGCAAACACTTTTCTAAAAAGGAGAAATCATGAGACACGACGAACCGGAAACCATGTACAGCCGTGAATGGTTGGAACACGAGCGCCGCAAGGCATGGCAGGAAGGCTACGCAGCCGGATGGAAAGACCAGGAATGCGACTTCCCGCCACACACCACAGAAAACCCATATCTGGAGGCCAAATGACCAACACCGAGAAGACAATAATCTGCACCGTTATCACCTGCATGCTCATCATCTTCCTCACCATCGGCACATGCATCTTCATGCAGTGGTATACGGCCACCCACCACGATTTTCAAATGGAAACAGTCAAGACGGGAGACGTGACGTGGGCATGCCTCAAAGACCGAGGCACATACATCGGATGCAACGCAGTGGAGGAATACAAATGAAGAAAATACTCATGGACATGATCGTCAAATGGCATCAGGCCGGATACAGCCTCGATGAGATCTCGCCACTGGTTCCTCAAGTCCCCAAAGAGGAAATCAAAGCAATCATCCAACAACACCACGAATAACAAGAAACCCGACCTTCCGGCCGGGCTCCTGGCATCACCACAAACCAGACTACACCCGCCGGAGGGAATCGAACAAATGAACGAACCAACCAACGAATCCCAACCAACACCAAACCAGACACAACCAGCACAAACCAACCAAAACAAGCCAGCGCTCGCCGGCGTGTGCCTCGTCTGCGGCGGAGGATGCGCTGTCGGCGACACCATGTGCGCGAGATGCGATGGGCTGATGCGCGGCTGGCTGCGGGAATATCCATCATGGTTGGATTCGCTGCATGAGTTCCTGGACTCGACCGCGCACTACGGAGGCCGCCAGCCTGGACGCGTCAACCTTCCAGCCGCGCCGACGCCAATCCGATTGCCGGTGCTCGACCACATGCAGGCCATCGAGGATGCCGCGATCGCACTCTGGCGCCGGTTGTATGCTCCGCCCGCCATGCCATGGGCCGATAGCATGATTCATCCGTCCGTGTTGAAATGCCTGAGTATCTGCGCGGATTGCAATCGTCTTTCACGATTGCCGGACATTGGTCTGATTTGGCATGACTGGGAGCGGTTGGCGCGCAAGACGCTGGGCATCATCGACGTGCCGCCATCCAAGCATGGTATCGGCAGGTGCCTTAATCCTCTGTGCGGCGTGGAGCTGAGTGCGGAGGTCGGCGCGGTAAGTGTTGACTGTCCGGTGTGCGGCGACACCAATCGCGTGGTCGACGTGCGATTGGGGTTCCTGAAGGAGTGCATCGAATCCGGCAGGGCGTTCACGGCGGGGGAGTGCGCGGAGCTGCTGCGCGAATGCGGTTTCCAGTGCAGCGTGAACACGATCTACTCGTGGCGCAAGCGCGGCAGGATCCAACCGGCCGGCAGAAACGAGAAGGGACAGCCGCTGTACCGCCTGTCCGACGTACACGCGCGCCTCGCCCGGCATGACGTGATTTGACATTTTTCAAAGTGCAAGGCAGAATTGTCAGTGGATTAAAGGGTTCAAACCGGAAAACGGTTTGAACCCTTTTCATATCCACCGATGGATTCTCCTAACTCCTTGGGTTATATCCCGTCCTGTCCGAACGGCATATCGGACACGCTCCGCCCACCCACGTCAGAGTGGGCATACACCAACAGCGGCAGGCAAGCCAATCCCGCGTTTACGTGATGCGGTGATGCTCAAACCGCCTGTCCATGCCTTCGTAGGAATCAGTGGTAGATCGTACCGGCCGCGAGTCTTTATTGGATTTTCTTCCTTGTGGCCGCGTGTGGACGCGGGTTCGAATCCCGCCGAAGGCACCCATGAAACAAACCCGGGGTAGGGGTATTCGCAGATGATGGGGAGCCCTACAAGACACGGGAGTGTCCATATACGGGAGCCCCTATACCGGCATTCCAGCAAGCCAGCGGCGAAGATAATCATTGATGCATCCATGACACCCCGGGGCTCATACATGTGGGGAGGCCACATGAGCAAGCGGCGTAACGAGCGTGTCAGCAACGGCTGGCGGCGCAGACAGCTCAGGGCAAGAGTGCTGGCCGCATACAACGTGTGTGCCATCTGTGGCAAGCCAGTCGACAAGACATTGAAGACACCACATCCGATGAGCGCCGAAGTCGACGAGCTCGTACCGGTCTCACGTGGCGGTGATCCATACAGCTTCACTAACTGCAGGCTCACGCACCGCAGATGCAACAGGTTCAAGAGCGACAAGACAGACGAACACGCACGAGCGCTGCTGGCTGGCAGACAGGAAGTGAAAGCAAGCTCGATGCCGTTCAAAACGTTCGGCATCTGACTCCGATACCAGGGCGGGGACCCCGGGTATGCCCCCTCCCGGTCGCCTCGGGTGCAGTGCCGATATCCCTCCCGGAATGCAAACGTCGGAAACAGGGGAAACAACGAAAGGTCGGAAAGCGAGGGAGGCGCCGATGAAGTGCGAGCTCTGCGGCAAGGAATTCCAGCCATCCGGCCATGGGCGGCCGCAGAAGTACTGTTCCAAGTCCTGCCGCCAGAAAGCCGATTATCGTCGGAAAAAGAACAGGCCCGCACGGGACCGGAACGGTAAGCCGCCCGTCAAAGCCGTGGAAACGAAACAGAAGCCGGAGCAGGATCTCGACCAGCGGAGCTTCGAACGGATGATGGACGGCAGCATGCTGGACATACTGCGAGACAACCGTGACCTGCTGCTCAAGGCCATGGCCGATCCCACGACGCCGGCGAACGCGCTGCCCGCGATCAGCCGCCAGCTCATCGACGTATGCGAACGCATCGAAGCGCTCCAAGGCGGCGGTCTGACCGACCTGCTGGACGATGAGGAAGACGAGGTGACGGACGATGTCGGAGCGTCGATTGTCTGAAATCGCCAAGGTCCTCCGCCAGCCGGAAGGCATCGTCGGCAGCGAGTTCACTCGAATCAACAAAGCCGCGCGTAAGGCCGGCATCCGTTTCGACTTGTGGCAGCAGGGCTTCTTGTGGCTTCTGTTCGCCAAGAACGCGGAAGGCAAGTATGCGTGTGGCGCGGACGGCGCCGTGCTGTCCAGCTGCAGGCAGATCGGCAAGACCTTCACCGTCGGCACCGCGTTGTTCCTCAAGGCGATACTCACGCCGAACCTGAAAGCCATCTGGACCGCCCACCATACGCGCACCAGCGACGAGACATTCGCGGACATGTGCGAGATGGAGCGCAATCCAGTGCTCGGCCGGTACGTGGAACGCATCCGCAGGGCGAACGGCCAACAGGAGATCACGTTCACGTCCGGCAGCCGCATCATGTTCGGCGCCCGCGAGAACGGTTTCGGCCGAGGATTGCACAGCGTGGACGTGGCCGTGTTCGACGAAGCGCAGATCCTCACAGTGCGCGCGATGGACAATATGATTCCGGTTTTGAACACGAGTCCTAATCCCCTGGTCGTGTATATGGGCAATCCACCCAAGCCGGGAGACCAGTGCGAGGCGTTCACGGAGAAGCGCATGCACGCGTTGAACCATGACAGGAACCTCCTCTACGTGGAGCTCGCCGCCGACAAGGATGCGGATCCGGACGACCGCGAACAGTGGGCTAAAGCGAATCCCAGCTATCCGAAACGTACAAGCGAACAGGCAATCATGCGCATGCGCAACAACCTGTCGGAAGATTCATTCCGTCGCGAGGCGCTTGGCATATGGGATGAGACCGCCACCGCGTACGCCATCAGCCCGGACCTGTGGCAGGCCGCGGCCGTCGACGACGTGCCTGATTGGGGAACCGTGAGCTTCGGCATCGACATGCCTCCGGACAGGAGCGTGCTGACCATCGGAGCCGCGCTACGGTACGCGGACGGTTCGGCCATCGTCCAGATGGCGAACATCAAGGACGCGCGGCAGGCGGGAACCATGTGGGCCGTGGACTGGCTCGCCGAACATTGGCCGAAGACCGCCAGCGTGGTCATCGACGCGCAGTCGCCCGCCATGAGCCTGCTGCCGGAACTGAAGAAGGCGCATGTGAGGGTCACGGTGACGAACATGCAGGAGATGGGCCGAGCATGCGGCCGGTTCCTCGACATGCTCAAGGCCGGAACGCTCAAGCACCCGCGGGACGAATACCAGCCGCAGCTGGCCGCGGCCGTCAAGGGTGCGACCACGCGTCCATTGGGACAGTCCGGCGCGATCGCCTGGAACAAACTCGGCAGTGATGTCGACATCACGCCGCTCGTGTCCACCACTCTCGCCCTGTATGGGGCGTTCACGACGAAACGACATCCGGGAAGACGACAGGAGGTGATGTTCTGATGGTGTTCTACATGGCCGACGGCACAACGGTAAGTGTCGCTCCGAAATTCACCGGCAGCAGCTACCTCGACACCGCAAGCGGAAACGTCGGCACCATCCTCGGCGTCGACGACGAGGACATGCCCATCATCCACGAACTGTTGCGCGTGTGGCGTGAGAAATACCCACGCAACCTGATCCGCGGAGCCTACTACGACTGCAAGGAACGATTCAAAGACTTCGGAATCTCCATCCCCGACCAGATCAAAAACAAGGTCGAGGCGATGATCGGATGGCCCGAACTGGCCGTCCGATCATTGAGCGACCTGAGCGACCTGGAAGGGTTCAGCGTATCCGGCGACGACACGATGGGCGTCAACGACCTGTTCGAGGACAACCAATTGGACGTGGCCACGTCAGAACTGATCGTATCCGCTTACAAGCACTCATGCAGCTTCCTGACCATCGCCGCAGACCCGGAGAATCCGGACCGGATCAGCATGATCCCACGCTCCGCCGACTGGTCCGCTGGAATCTGGGACCGACGCAACCACCGTCTGGCCGCGGCATTGACCATCACCGAGGACGACAAGGACGGACGAATCTGCGCGTTCAACGTGTGGCTCCCCGGCAAGGTCTACGAATGCTCCGGCCACCTGACCCCATGGCGGGCGGAGAAAATCGAAACGAACTTCGACCAGCCGACTGCCGTCGCGCTCGCATACGACAGGCAGATGGACCGGCCATTCGGCCACAGCCGCATCAGCCGTTCGCTCATGAGCCTCGTCGACGCCGGATTCCGTACCGTGGTCCGCATGGAGGCGTCGGCCGAATTCTATTCCGTTCCGAAACTCTGGTTCATCGGAGCGAACAGGGACGCGTTCAGCAGCAACACATGGACGAGTCTCATCCAGGCGATCAACGCGATCACCGCGGACGAGAACGGAGAGCTTCCCCAACTGCATCAGGTGCAGCAGGCGTCCATGACGCCCCATTCGGACATGCTCAAGACCTTGGCCATGCTCGTCGCCTCGCAGACCCGAGTGCCGGTCGACTATCTGGGCATCACGTTGGACAATCCGACCAGCGCCGAGGCCATGGCATCCGCCGAACGACGGTTGACGCGCATCGCCGACAAGCAGAACGTGGCCTTCGGACGGGAACTCAAACGGGCCATGGGCATCGCCGTGGCATTGCGCGAAGGCGCGAACACGATACCCGACTCCATGCGCGACGTGCATCCGGTATGGGCGCCCACAAGGGAAATCTCCGACGCGGCGCGCGCCGACGCGTTCACGAAGATCGCCGACAAGATCACCGGCTACGCCGACTCCGATGTCGGACTCGAACGTCTCGGCCTGACCCGCGAGGAAATCACCCGCCTACGCGCCGACCAGCAACGGCAGAAATCGGAACAACGCATCGACCAGCTCATGGACAGAAGCGCGGCGTCCTCGGAGGTGACGGATGGATCTGAACAATCTGGATCTGCCGGAACCGGCGAAAGCGCAGCTTCGTCAGAAACTGGAGAAACTGCATAGGGATTACGAGACTGATCTTGAGAATCTGACAGACGACGCCACCGACGCGATGGAATCCGCGAAACCGTTGGAACGACAAGACATAGTGCTCAGGTACACCCGCGATGCGTCCGAACGATCACGCAGGTACTACACTGACACCAGGAACCTGTGGCAGAAATACGCCGGCATCAAAATGCCGCCCTACTTCTCATCTACTTGCGACGAATATGAAGTGCTATACCGTCAGGTAGGCGGTTTCACTGGAACCGATTGGAATGGGCATAACTACACTAATTTGAAGCATGGCAACGCCAACGGGCTGACTGTTGAAGACCTTTGGCCCGACCTGAAGACGGTGGACGACTGGCAGCAGTTCATTGCCGACATGATGAGCAGGTCTGTACGATTGACCACGCAGAACAACCGCGACGCCGACGAGACGCATCCTGGATGGGCACGCGTCCCACGAGGCTCCAATCCTTGTGCATTTTGCGTGATGCTCGCCAGCCGAGGATTCGCATACACCAGTGAGGAAAGCGCGGACTTCGGCGGCTCTTTCCATAACGGCAAATGCCGTTGCATTCCCGTGTGCAGCTGGGGCAAGGACAAGATCTTCGGCTATGACCAAGCGAAGTATAAAGCCATGTACGATCAGGCCGTGCAAGCCATCAACGGCAACGCATTGGGAAAGAATTGGAAGTCCTCCGCCGAGGAAGCCGGAATCAAGTTGGATTCGGCCGACGCGAATGCCGTCACATTCGTTATGCGTCATAAGTTCCCTAAGCAATTGAGCGACGGGATCATGCCGAAGAAACGTGCGTCTTTCAAAGTCGAACATGATTTCACCGGCATGCGCGACGAGAAATCATTAAGCAAGAAAGGATGGGATGGAAGGCAGAAGGCGCTTGGCGTCCCAGTAGACGCAGACGTCCTTGAGATGCATGAAATCGTGTTCCTGGAACATTTCAAGTCACTCGGACAGCATTACGAATGGATTCCACGCGATACTTTGGGGCACAAATCGACGAATGACTTGAAATGGATTGAGCAAGACCTTGAGTGCGAGGTTAAGTCATCTCGGCAAAAACGCCCAGACTACGGATCCATTTCGAAGAACATCTCAAAAGCGGTATCCAAAGCCGAGCAGCATGGTGTCGTGAAGGATGCATTCATTGTGGATCTCACTGGATACTCGGCTCCGGAGAAACTGGTGACGCAACTTTCCCGCTATAACGCGCTGCATAAGAAAAACAAGATCAGACGTTTGTTCCTATTGGACAACAACGGGATGAGAGAAATCGAGCTGCAATAAAAACCCGGAGGCACTCCCGCACGAATAGGCTATTATTTCAAGTCTGCACGGGACCTCCGGTACTTCTATTTTACCAAAAACCATTGATTTCGGTGGATTGCCAGAGCAGACGAATGGACCCGACTGTAACTCGGGCGCTTCACAGCCGCGCAGGTGCGAATCCTGCATCCACCACTCGGCCAGCCATTCAGGTTGGCGGCGACCATGCGCCGTATCGCGTGGGAGGACCATACAGCGCACCGTGGCGCGGTCGAACTCGAATCCACGGGAAACAGCAAAGGAGAGCAGCATGTCCATCAGATTCCGATTCCCGGCACACATCCGTCTCATCGACGGCGGTGGCGACGAGGGCGGTTCCAATGACGGTGGCGACGGCGGTGAGCCGAGGTCGTTCACCCAGGAACAGGTCGACCAGATCGTCGAGAAGCGACTGGCCAAGGAGCGCGGCAAGTACAAGGACTACGACGAGCTCAAGTCCAAGGCCATGAAACTCGACGAGATGGAGAACGCCGGAAAGAGCGAAATCGACAAACTCAAGGAATCGAACGCGGCGCTGCGCAAGCAGATCGACGACGCCGCGGCCGAGAAGCAGCACGCGGAATGGGTGTCCGAAGTCGCCAAAGACAAGGACGTTCCGGCCGAACTGCTGCGCGGCGGAACCAAGGAGGAACTCGAGGCGCATGCGGACCTCCTGCACGCGGCGCTGCATCCGGCATCCAAGCCGCCTCAGGTGAGGAACCAGACGGGCTCTCCATCGCACCAGAACAACAACAAGGACGCCGAAGAGCTCTCGTACATCCACCAGCTCCTAGGCGAATAACCCAACCATCCGAAAGGACAAGTCATCATGGCGATGAAAACAGACCAGATCAAGCTCCCCGTGAGCGTGGCCACCGAAATCGTGAACAAGGCCAAGGACACCAGCACCATCGCGTCCCTGAGCCCCAGCACGCCACAGATCTTCTCCGACGCCGACTACCTCGTGTTCAACGGCAAGAGCGAAGCCGAGGTAGTGGCCGAAGGCGCGGTCAAGAGCAGCTACGAGCAGACCGTGGACTCCGTCGTGGCGAAGCGCTTCAAGGTGCAGACCACCACCCGCGTCACCAGCGAACTCCAGTGGGCCGACGAGGACAACCAGCTGCAGATCATCCGCAGCATCCAGGCCGATCAGGCAGCCGCACTGGGCCGCGCCCTCGACTACGTGATCTACCATGCGATCAACCCCAAGACCGGTGAGGCGCTCTCCGGATTCGACCCATTGAGCACGTCCGCCGTGCAGGTGATCGCCACCGAGGATGAGATCGGCAACGTGGACGCTTTGGCCGACGCGCTGAACGACTCCTACGACATCAACGGTGTCGCCCTGTCCAAGACCTGGGCGTCCCGCCTGCGCAAGCTGCGCGTCCCCTCCACCGGCATGCGCTTCTACCCGGAGATCCCGCTGAACCTGCAGGCCGGCAGCCTGGACGGCATCACCGCCGCGACCTCCGGAACCGTCAACGGCCGACTGGCCAAGACCCCGACGAAGGTGCTCGCGTTCATGGGAGATTTCAGCCTCATCAAATGGGGCATGGTCCGCGATCTGACCAGCGAGATCATCGCCTACGGCGATCCGGACCAGACCGGCGTGGACCTGAAGGCCCATAACCAGATCGCATACCGCACCGAGGCGATGTACGCGTTCGCGATCATCGATCCGAAGGCGTTCGCCGTACTCAAGGCCACGGAATGAGGTGAACGATGAGTTTCCCCATCCAGACCCTTGTGGTCAATCCGTCAGGTAAGAAGAAGCATACGATCGGACCGTTGGACGCGCAGGTGAGCCTTGTCAACAAGGATGGCACGGACTTCTCCGCCGGATCCAGCGCCTACGAGCTGCCGGCGGCCGGCGAGGATACCCTCGGCGGCATTAAGCAGTACGCGCCCGAACAAGCGATCGGCAACGTCGACAGCAACATCGCCGAGGCCGCGGCGGACACTCCGACCAAGGACGAATTCGACAAACTCGTCACCGCGTTCAACACGTTGGCGAAACAGTTCGACGACATCATCGCCGGCCTCGTATCCGCCGGGGCGGTCAAACTGCCGGACAAGAAGTGACCATGACGGACGAACCCGACATGTTCGCCACCTCCGACGATCTCGAACGGAGATGGCACAAGCTCACCGACGAGGAACGCGAGAAAGCCGACACGCATCTCGCGGACGTGACCGACTACATCAAGGAACGCTCCCCGAACTGGCGGCGGCTCCTCGACGAACGGCCACGACTGTTGACGAAGATCACCTGCGACATCGTCCGCAGGATCATGCAGGCCGACCCGTACGACATTCCCGGCGGCATCACGCAGATGAACCAGACCACCGGCAGCTTCAGCGAACAATACAGTTTCGGAGCGCCCACCGGCGACCTCTGGCTGCGCGACGACGAGAAACGCATCCTCGGCATCAACGCGCAACGCGCGTTCAGCGTCGACATGGCAACGGGGGAGACGTCCTAGTGGAAACCATCGAAATCTGGCGCGGCCAGCCCACCACCGACACGGACGGCAACCCCATCCAAGGCAAGCCAGCCCGCGTCGGCGCATTCCAGGCCTTGGTCGCCCCGACCTCCACCATCGACCAGGTTGAGGAGAACGCCAGTCCACGGACCATCGAATACACGATCCACATCCGCGGTAGCCAACCATCCGGCATCCAAGCCACCGACCTGATCAAAGTCAGAGGCATCCTCCTGCCCGTCAAAGGAAAACCGCAAGTGTGGAACAACCTCCACGGACGCCACATCGGCGACGTCATCACCGTGGGCGAACGGGAAGGATAAGCATGGCCAAACGATGCAGATTCGTATTCAACCGCAAGGCGTTCAGCCAACAGGTCCTCAAAAACGAGACATTGCGCTCGCGCATGAGGGACGCGGCCGAAGCCGCCGTAGAGGATGACCGTTGCATGGTCCGCGACCATGACGGCAAGAACCGCAGCGGCGTGGCGATCATCTGCCCGGCACCGGTGGAGAAGGCGCACGGCACGCTAGAGGACACGCTCGGAAGGATGCGCGTATGAGCATCCCGGTCACTCCCCGCCGCACGGAGCCGCTGCTCCTGCCCAAACTGAGGACACTGTTCCCGGACGTGACGTTCGACACCATCGAACGAGCCGACCTCGAACCGCCCTTCACCGAAGCCACTCTGGCCGACTCCATGCAGGGCATGAGCACTCCAATCTCGCAGTACGTGCGGCTGCGGTTGAGCGTGCGATGCATGAGAGAGGACCATACGGGCGACTGGGACAAGGCCGCACGCCTGTGGGCCGACATCGCGAGGGAGATCATCGGGCTCGGAAACGTCGCGCCGCTCATCGACGCGTCACTCGAATCCGGGCCGGTACGCATGACGGACGAGGACAAGAGGCTGGTGTGCGCGTACGGCGTGCTCCTGCTCGAGGTCACCGTCAACTGAAACACAACCAAAGACAACGTGCCGCCACACGCGAAGAACGGAAAGGTGCAGACGAATGTCTGACAACAACGAAAAAACCACCGTCGCCGCGCAGGGCGCGACCGACTACGGGTACGTGTCCAGCGGCAACACCGCAGGCAACGTGCGCCTGATCAAGAACTACGCGCTGTTCCTGTTCCCCAAGGGCGACAGCACGTTCGTGGCTCCGACCGGAGTGGCCTGGACCCCGCCGGCAAGCAAGAAGCCGATCGGCTACTCCACGGAGGACGGCGCCGTACTGCATCCGGAACCGGGCGACAGCACCGACTACAAGGCGCACAACGGCGACATCGTGCTGTCCGACACGGATCCGGGCTACTGGACGCTCCAGCTCGCCGCCATGGAGGGCCGCAAGGATGTGGTGTCGGCCTACTTCGACGTGGACGTCGATTCGGACGGCGGCATCAGCATCAAGGGCGCCGGATTGAAGAAGGAGTGGATCCTCGTGCTGGTCGCGCTCGACCAGCAGGACCGTCCGTTCCTCCTGTACGGCACCAACGCGAAGGTGTCCGACCGTGACGACGTGAGCCTGAAATCCAGCGAGATCATGAACTTCAGCATGACGTTCAAGATGCTCAAGGGCACCAACGGCGAACAGTTCCACGCATGGGGCCTCGTCACCGAAGACGCCAAGTAGCCCATTGATTCTTCCCGTGCGGCCGATGGCGGTCGGCCGCACGGGACCATTACCCATAACCGCCGATAACCATGAAACGGAGACGAAATGAGCGACAACACCTACCATGTCGTGGACGTGGACCTTACCGACGCGGAGGAGCTCAAGCCCGACGTGCACCTCGAGGTCGCCGGAGCGAAACTCGACCTGCCGAACCTCAACAACGCGGAACTGCCCATCGAACTCGTGCAGGCCATCCTCCTGGTCAAGAGCAGGCCGACGCTCTCCGACGAGGAGACCAGCGCGTGCATGGCCGCGTTCCTCGCATACTTCGAGAACGCGCAGCCGAACTTCTGGACCGCGCTACGTAAGACCAAACGCCCGATGGCCTACCTCATCGCCACGGTGAAGGCGTGGGCCGACGAATCCGGACTGGACCCAAAAGCGTTTACCTCGCCCACCTCTGGAACAACCACCGCGCGGCGCTAGCCTACGACTGGATCCGAGCGTACGGGCAGATCTACAGGCCCGTACGCTTCCGGGAATGGGTTGAAGGCCAACGTCCACGAGTCGATTGGGGACTCGCCTGGGCGTTGACCCGCGAAATCCTCAAAGACCATACGAGCCACTCGTGGATGGCGTTGCAGAACGCCGTCTACGCGCCCGACGGAGCCGAACAGGCGGTCTGGACGCTGTCCGGACAACGCAAACGCCCATGGTTCGACCACGAGCACGACCCGCTCCGCCCGCCAACCCCGACGCACAACCTCACCCGCCGTCAACGCGAGGACAGGGAACGGCTCAAAGCCTACTTCCACATCAACGACGACCTCTGACTCCGACCGCCATCGGAATCCCAACCTACGAATAAGGAAACACGATGGCAGCACAGGACATAGGCGTCGCATACGTCCACGTCGAACCATCCGGCAAAGGATTCGGCAAAAGCATCGAAGGCGACATCGGCGACGCCGTCAACAAAGCCTCCAAGAAAAGCTCCAGCACCCTCATCTCGAAGATCGGCGGAGCATTCGGCAAAATCGGCAAGGTCGGCACAGGCGCGATCGCCACCCTCGCCGGCGGCATCACCGCATTGGCCGCCAAAGGCGGCTTCACCCGCGCCCTCAACATCGAGAACGCGCAAGCCAAACTCAAAGGCCTCGGCCACGACAGCGCCAGCGTCACCGAAATCATGAACGACGCGCTCGCCTCCGTCAAAGGCACCGCGTTCGGACTGGGCGACGCCGCGACCGTCGCGGCCAGCCTGTCCGCCTCCGGCATCAAGGAAGGCGACCAGCTCACCAAGGTCCTCAAGACCGTGGCCGACACCGCGCAGATCAGCGGCAGAAGCCTGACCGACATCGGCACGATCTTCGGATCGGTCGCCGCCCGAGGCAAGCTCCAGGGCGACGACATGCTCCAGCTCATGTCGAGAGGCATCCCAGTCCTCCAAATGCTCGGCAAGCATCTGAACAAGACCAGCGCCGAAGTGTCCGACATGGTCTCGGACGGCAAAATCGACTTCCAAACCTTCGCCGACGCCATGAAGGAAGGCCTAGGCGGCGCCGCACTATCCGCAGGCACCACATTCACCGGCGCCCTGGCCAACGTGAAAGCCGCGTTGAGCCGACTCGGAGAAACAGCCGCCACACCAGTCCTCGACGGCTTACGCGGCCTGTTCAACCAAGCCATCCCACTCATCGACACATTCACCGCAACCGTCACACCAACCCTGCAAAAAGTCGGAGCGGCACTCCAACAAGGTCTCGAGAACGCGATACCCGCTACACAGGCGAAACTCAAAAACCTTGGCGACACGATCTCCAACATCCCCGGCTTCCAGATGCTCGCCTCGGCGACGGCCAGCCTCAAAAGCCAACTCACTGGCCTCTGGAACGCAATCACATCACTCATAGGCGGACTCAACAATGGCGGCGAAGCCGCCACAATGTTCTCCACAACCGCCGGCGCGCTCGCGGGAGTGGTCGCTTCGGTTGCGCAGGCGTTGTCGAACGCGGCGGGATGGGCGAAGACGTTCGTCAACACGTTCATCGAGACGGGCGCGTTGCAGCCGTTCCTTGAAAGCCTGACCGGCGTCATCTCCGGATTGGGCTCGCTGGTTTCCGTATTGGCGGCCGCGGTCTCGCAGGCCTTCGGCTTCAACGACAGCGCGCGCACCGCCAGTTCCGCGGCGCAGAGCTTCGCCGGACTGTTGAACACTTTGACCGGCGTGCTCATGACGGTGGGAGGCTGGCTGCAGTCGGTCGGACAGTGGGCGCAGCAGAACGGCGCACTGGTATCCGGCGCGTTGAAAGCCATCACCATTGCATTGCTCGCGGTCAAAGGCTGGGATATCGTCTCGGCCGGGCTGAAGACAGTTTCCGGTGGACTGAAGGCCATTTCCGCGACTGCCTCCGGTGTGGAGAAGACCGCTACGGCCACGTTCGATTTGATTGGCAAGATCTCCGACGCGGGAAGCGCGGCTGGAGCACTGAAGCAACTCGCCGGCTCGTTCAATATTGTCAAGGCAGCTCAATCGGCGTGGAGCGCGGTGACCAAGGCTGCTACCGCCGTGCAGCTGGCATTCAGCGCTGCCTTGGATGCGAATCCGATCGGCATGCTTGTCGTGGCCATCGGCGCGGTCGTGGCCGCGCTGACATGGTTCTTCACCCAAACCGAAACGGGCAAACGACTCTGGAACAGCTTCGCCACATGGTTCATGGGAATCTGGAACCAGATCAGCACCGCATGCCAGCCAATCCTGCAAGCCATCGCCATATTCATCACCCAGACCATGAGCCAAATCCAACAAATCTGGCAAACCGGATGGACACTCATCACCACCATCCTCCAAAACGTCTGGAACGCAATCGGCCCCATCATCATGACCGCACTCACCGCGATCATCACCGGCATCCAAACATTCATCACCACCATCACACCACTCCTGCAAGCCGGAATACAGAACATCCAAACCATCTTCCAAACCGCCGCCACCATCATCAGCACGGTCTGGAACGGACTATGGAACACCATATCCACCGTCGTACAAGGCGCATGGACCATCATCACCACAATCATCAGCACCGCACTCACCGTCATCCAAGGCATCATCCAACTGGCGCTCGCGGTCGTCAACGGGAACTGGAGCGCTGCATGGTCGGCCATCCAGGGCATCGCGTCGGCAGTGTGGGGCGGCATTCAAGGCGTCGTTTCCGCGGGAGTCGGCATGGTCAGCGGAGTGGTATCCGCCGCATGCTCGACCATCCGAAGCGTGTGGGCCGCGTTGTGGAATGGCGTCGGAAGCATTGTGTCGAGCGTCTGGGGCGGCATCGTCGGCACCGTAAGCAACATGGTTGGCCGTGTCGGGAGCGTCGTGAGCGGGATCGGCGGAACCGTCCGGCGCGCGGTGTCCGGCGCGGGAAGCTGGCTCGTCAGCGCGGGACGCAACATCATCCAGGGATTGATCAACGGCATCACAGGAATGGTCGGCTCGTTGTATTCCAGCATCACCAACGCGTTGTCGGGCTTGGTGGACAAGGCCAAGAACGCTTTGGGCATCCATTCCCCGTCGCGTGTGTTCCGCGACGAGGTCGGCGTGATGGTCGGACGTGGCATGGCATTGGGCATCGACGATTCCGCGCATGTGGTCAGCCGTTCCATGCACGCGCTGGTCTCCACGATGAGCCTCTCCGACGCGGACTGGTCGAAGACCGGCAGGCTGAACGTCACGGCCGGCACCGGCGCCAATGCCGGCGACGGCGATCTGCGGGAACTCATCGCGGCCGTCGAATCGCTGCACGACGACCTCGGATCGATCATCGCCAGGTACACGCCGACGATAGGGGACCGCGACTTCGCAAGGAAGGTGAGAAGTGCAATCGCTTGAATACGTGTGCGCGGCCACAGGTGAGCGCATCGGCTTCGAGGGGCCGCTGTACGGCGAGACGCTCACGGGACTGCGAGCCCGCGTCTGGGACTACAGCCTCGCCTCACGTGGCATGACGGGCATCACCCGCAAGGCACGCGAGGCGACAGTCACCGTGAAGATCCACGATTCTCCAGCCACGCTCGACCTACTGCGCCGCCTCGCGGACGCCGACATGGCATCCGCGAACCCGGGCACGCTCATCGCCGACGGCGAGTGGAAAGCCAAAGCGTGGATCACGAAAAGCGAACCGCAATCCATCACGCCCACGATGGTCGAGACGCAGTTGACCATCGTGCTGGCCGATGGCGTGTGGCGCCGTCCGACCATGACGCATTTCACGCCGCGATACGATTCCGGAACCGCCGACCTTGACTATCCATATGATTATCCGCATGATTTCGCCGGCATGGCATTGGGTGCCGAGATCGTCAACGACACGTCCATCCCGCAGCCGGTCAAGCTCACGATATTCGGACCATGCGCGCAACCGTACGTCATCATCGGAACCAACCGGTACGAGGTCGACGTGACCGTGCCATCCGGCTCGCGTCTGGAAATCGACGGCACCGGCGATGTCAGGACCGTCACCATGGTCAGCGGCACAGGTCTCGCCACAAACTGCTTCGCGCAGGCCGTGCGAGGGTCGGGCAAGGATTCCGGCCGGTACGTGTTCCAACCGCTCGCGCCCGGAACACAGCCGATCAGCTGGCCGGGAGGATTCCAATTCGACTTGACGGTCTGCGAGGAAAGGAGCGAACCGCCATGGACCTGATCGTCACCGACGCCACAGGCAAACCCGTGGCGAGCCACGCCTCATACACGCTCGACCTCGCGTTCGGTAGCGGGGAGAACGACTTCGACCTGCAGGTCGAAGATGCCGCGCTCAAGGCGGGGAGCCGCATCATGATCGACGGCACCGAGTACGGCGGCATCATCGACGACACGGATGTCGACGTGGACGGAGGCCTGTCCACCGTCACATGGCATGGCCGCGACTGGCATGGAGTGCTCGCCTCGAAGATCATCGAACCGGACGGGAACAACGATTACCTCACCCTGTCCGGCACGATTCCCGTCATCATGCGCACGCTCGTCAGCCGTGCGGGATTGCAAGGCCTGTTCACCGTCACCGACGAAAGCGCCGACCACAAGACCACCTGCCAGTTCGACCGGTACGTGGACCTGTACAGCGGTCTGGTCAAGATGCTCAGGGCAAGCGGACTCAAACTCCGGTTGCGTAATGACGGCGACAAGGTATCCATGAGCGCCATGCCCGTCCGCACGATCGGCGACAGCATCGACTCGGACCTCATCGACTTCACCGCCAAACAGGCGGCGCACCCGATCAACCATCTCATCTGCCTGGGCAAGGGCGAACTCAAGGACCGTACCGTCATCCACTGGTACGCCGACGCGAACGGCACGTTCAGCCACACGCAGACCCTCAAAGGCCTTGACGAACGCACCGCCACATACGAGTTGTCCAACGCCGAAGCCGACGAGCTCGAGGGCAAGGGCAGGCAGAAATTCCAGGAACTTCGGAATACCAGCACCATCGACGTGGACATTCCCGACGGCATCGACGCGGACGTTGGCGACCTGGTCACGGGCCGTGACAACAACACGGGCCTCGTCGTCACTGCCGAGATCTCCAAGAAGATCGTCAAGGTTTCGGGAGGCGTGCTCACCGTCACCTACGAATCCGGAGGTGCCAGCGCCGGCGGCAACAGCGGAGAATCCTCCATCGGGGATGGTGGCCACGCCTACTACGCTGGAGCCGGCCTCAAACTCGACGCCTGGACGTTCAGCGCCGACGTGACCAGAAACGACATCGACTCGCTCAACAACGCATTGTCGGGTAAACAGCCGAAAGGCGACTACATCACCGGCCTGAAAATCGGTTCGGTGGACACGCTCGCCCCCGGTGCACAGGCAAGCGCGTCGCTCACGGGCGCCGGCAGCGACAAAACCTTGAATTTGGGGCTTCCGAAAGGCGACCAGGGTCCGCAAGGGGAGAAGGGCGACAAGGGCGACGCAGGACCACAGGGGGCCACCGGAGCGACCGGACCCACCGGTCCTCGGGGAGAGGAAGGAGCGACCGGGGAGCGAGGGCCGCAAGGCGTCGCCGGTCCCGAAGGCCCGCAGGGACTGCAGGGGATACGCGGCGAGAAAGGCGATAAGGGTGATGCCGGCGCGATCGGCGCGGCGGGACCGCAAGGCCCGACGGGTTCCACAGGTCCGCAGGGTCCCACGGGTCCACAGGGAGCGACCGGCCCCCAGGGCAGACAAGGCATCCAAGGTTCCCAAGGCATCCAGGGCCCGCAAGGGGAGAAGGGTGACAAGGGCGACAGCGGCGTATCCGCCCCCTCGAACGGCTTCTTCACGCTCAGCATGGAAGGCGACGGCGACCTGTACGTGAACTATCCGGACAACACGAACCCACCCTCGTTCGTCTGGGACTCCGAGAGCGGGAACCTGTACGTGGACATCCCGGAAAGGTGACACATGGCGCGACTATTGATCGGCAACATCAAAGGCCCCAAAGGTGACAAGGGCGATACCGGGGCCACCGGCCCGCAAGGCAAGCAAGGAGCGCAGGGCGTTCAGGGAGCTAAAGGCGACGTCGGCCTTCCGGCGCTCGTGATGAAGAAATCCCTCGTCGGCGAATATCCGGTGGGATCCACTTTCACGGGGAACGTGAGCGAGTGGTTGAACCGAACACCACTCGCCAACGAATATTCGACCGCATTGTCAGGTGGCGGAAAATACAGCATCGTCTGGCAGTGCGTTTCACAGTCCGGCAGCCTATTCACGGGAAAGACGATTTCCCGTCAATCCATCATCGGTGCGCAAGGCCCCGAAGGAGCCACTGGAGCCGCCGGGCCTACTGGTCCGCAAGGCCCTGAAGGTCTGAAGGGTGACAAGGGGGACAAAGGGGATATCGGGCCGGCCGGGCCAGCAGGTCCCACCGGGCCTACTGGTCCTACCGGTCCCATTGGCCCCACCGGTTCTACTGGCCCGACCGGGGCCACCGGCCCGCAAGGCAAGCAAGGAGCGCAGGGCGTTCAGGGACTGCAGGGTCCACAGGGGCCGTCCGGTCCGCAGGGCGCCAGCGGCGTGACGGCACCCGCATCCGGATTCTTCACGCTCCAGGTCGATCCGAACGGGGACCTGTACGCCGTGTACGCGGATACGACCACCGCGTCGGCGGCTCCCGTCTCCTACGATCCGGCGACGGGAGACCTGTACTACACGATCAATGACGGAAAATAAGGAGCACGCATGACGAAGATTCTGCTCGGCAATGTCAAAGGCCCCAAGGGCGATACCGGACCGCAAGGCAAGCAGGGAGTGCAAGGACCGCAAGGCCCGACCGGGGCCACCGGAGCGACCGGCGCCACCGGGGCGAAAGGAGAGGCCGGCCAACGCGGCGAGACCGGGTTGCCTGCCTTGATCATCACACGCATACTATCCGGATACTGGACGTCCGCATGCTCGGATTTTGACTGGCGGGCACTCAGTTTCAACCGTGCCCCGGTCGTAGGCGAATACTTCTTCGCCATGACCAATGGCGGCAAGAACCTGATGTACGCGCAGATCACAGCCACCGGGAAAAACGTGACGTTCAAACCGGTTTCCAACACAAGCCTCGTCGGACCGAAGGGCGACAAGGGCGAGACGGGCATGAGCGCAAGCCAGGCGTTCATCGCCGCCCACCCGGTCGGCTCCCTCTACTGGACCACTTCCGCGGCCAATCCGGGAACAACCTACGGAGGCACTTGGAAGGAATGCGGCACGACGCTTCCGGGACACATCTACCAGCGCACAGCCTGAAAGAGAAAGGAACATCAATGGCACGAACCACGAACATCACCAGATACACCTGCGACCGATGCCACGCCTCCGCATACCTCGCCGACGGTGACCCACGCACCTCCAGCGACTGGCACGACATCACCCACACCACCGTCGACGGAGTCGCACAGGGCGCGCTCGTCTGTACCGCATGCTGGCAGACGTTCAAAGCGCTGGCAGCCACGCAGGACGCCGCCTACGCCGCATACCTCAACAACACAACAGATAGGAAGGAATGACCATGACCATGAATCTCATCACCGGCAAGGCCGGCGCTCCGCACATCACATCCAGCGACCAAGGAGCCATGCAGGCCGGACTGGTCGGAAACGGCAACTACCTGCTGCAAGGCGGCGACGGCAAATTCCCCGCCGTGACCATGCAGTCAGCAAACAAGGCACTCATCCCGGTCCTCAACCTTGTGATCGAAGGACGATACGCACGCGTCACCGCGGCGGAAACCGTCACCATCGAAAGCGGAGTCACAGGACGGAACCGCAACGACCTAATCTGCGTGAAATACACGCGAGACTCGAACAACATCGAAACGATCGCGCTCGCTGTGTTGAAGGGCACCGCCACCAGTGGCACGGCGGCTGATCCCACGGTTCCGTCGGGTAGTATCCTGAACAATTCCGGTACCGTGTGGATTCCGATCGCCCGCATTCCGATCAGTGGCATCACCGCCGGAACTCCTGTCATGCTTGTCAAGCAGTTGCCTCCGATGAGCCAGCTGTGGGATTCCGTAACCCTCACGAAGACGACGAGCGATAAGCTTGTTATTGACACTTCCATCATCCCTTTGGCTTGTGCCCAGTCAGGTGCAGATGCGCTGCTCGT